AAACAATGTTAACCCAATTACATTCCTTAACGGTGCTGGATTGGTAATCTTTGGACAAAAAACTCGTGCAAGAAATGCAAGTGCATTGGATAGAGTTAACGTTGCAAGACTAGTTGTATATCTACGTAGCCAACTTTCAAAACTTGCAAAACCATATCTATTTGAACCAAATGATAAAATTACACGTGATGAAATCAAACAAGCAGTGGAAACACTAATGGTTGAACTTGTTGGACTTAGAGCACTTTATGACTTCTTAGTTGTATGTGACGAAACAAACAATACTCCTGCAAGAATTGATAGAAACGAGCTATATGTAGATATTGCAATTGAACCAGTAAAAGCAATTGAATTTATTTACATTCCGCTACGTATTAAAAACACAGGAGAGATTGCAGGTCTTTAAAAAATTGGGGTCGGCGAAAGTCGGCCCTAAATAGATAAATACTTGTGTATTAAGGAGAACATATATGTCAATCTCAACATTAACAAAGATTTCAGTGCCATTAGCAAGCGATAGTAGCGCAAGCAACCAAACATTGCTAATGCCAAAACTACAATATCGTTTCCGTGTCACACTAGAAAACTTTGGTGTTTCAGCAGAAACAAATGAATTAACAAAACAAGTTGTAGAAGCAACAAGACCTACACTTAGTTTTGAAACAATGCCACTAGACATTTACAACTCAAAAGTTTACCTTGCTGGTAAACACACTTGGGATACCGTAACATTATCATTACGTGACGATGTTACAGGTAAAGTACAAAAACTAGTTGGCGAACAATTACAAAAGCAATTTGATTTCTTTGAGCAATCAAGTGCAGCATCAGGCTTAGATTACAAATTTACACAAAAAATTGAAATACTAGATGGTGGTAATGGACAAAACGAAGTAGGAGTTCTTGAAACTTGGGAACTATATGGTTGCTTCTTAACAAACGTAGATTACGGTACACTAAACTACGCAAACAATGATGCAGTAACGGTTGCATTAACTATACAATACGACAACGCAATTCAGTTAGGCGAAGGCGTTGGTAGCTCAACCGTAGCAAGAAACGTAAGCACATCTACTACAGGTGGCGGCTCGTAAAACTTAATATGAGATTGACTAAAAAGGAGCATTTTTTAGTGCTCCTTTTTTTATGATAAATATAATATGGCATGGCAGAACGAATATTTTGATAACTTATCATCACTAGGTAAAGTAAAAGGTAACTTGGGAGACTTTGCTCACGCAAGTGCTACATTCCTACGAAATAATCATAGATTAGCACCAAAATTTAAATTTCTTTTTCATGTTAACTTTAGTATTAATCCACAGGCATTATCACAATATAACTTACAAGATTACCTAAAAACAACAGAATTTAATCTACTAGTTGAATCTGCACAATTACCTAATTTTACATTAGATACAGAAACCTTAAATATGTACAATAGAAAGAAAATTGTACAAACTAGAATTAACTACGAACCTGTAGAAATAGTATTTCATGACGATATGGCAGGACTAACAACTTTACTATGGGAAGCATATTTTAGATACTATTATCAAGATGGAGAATATACTAGATTAAACTCTGATGGTAGTTCTAACAACAATCCTGCGGCTTTTAGAAATACACCAGTAAGAAATATTCCTGCATCATTTAATTACAGATACGGTTTAGATAAAGGAAATAAAACACCTAGTGTTCCATTTTTTAATAGTATAACAATAAATCAGTTACATACAATTGATACTAAAAGGAAGCATACATCTATAACATTATTAAATCCTATGATACAAACATTTAATCATGATAGAGTTGAATACGGTGCTAATGACTTTATGAAAAACACTATGCGTGTTCAATACGAATCTGTAATATATGGACGCAACAATACACGAGAAGACACACCATCAGGATTTGCAAATATTGCACACTATGATAAACAACCTAGTCCTTTAGGAAATGTTACTCCATCTAATGGTTTAGATTTAACTTGGAGTGTTATTTTCAATAATGAGAGCGTCGATACAAACTTCTTTTTCTTAAACAATAGATTTCAAATTACAGACAGGTTAGGATTACCTAATATAGAAAGTATAGCAAGTGATCCACAAGGAAATAGTTTGATAAATGAAATACTAAGTAGTTTAGTATTTGGAGTAACAAATAATAGTTTTCCAACCACAGGCGGTAATGCAGGAACCGTCAATGCAGATGTATATAGGAATACACTAATAGAAAATTCTAATGCAAATAGAGCCCAAAGATATGTGCAGTTATTGTCTAATCAACAACTATTAGACGATACATCATTTGCTACCGTATACAGAGACGAATTATTACAAAACGGATTTTCAGGAGATTTTAATAGTCAAAAAGCCGAATGGGATAGTTTAAGCAGATCTGCAAAAAATGTTTATAATCAAAAGGTATTAAATGCACTATGAGTGGAATAGAAAATATTAAAAAGAAAGACTTAGTAAAAAAGTTTTTTGACAATTATAATAGTAAAGATATAAATTATAATGCAAATGAAGTTGATGCAACAATTGGTTTTTTTGTAAATCGAGACTTTGATAGCAGTAGTGCTATTAATATAAGTAGTATATTATTACAACAAGCAAAAAAAGATAAAGTTGATATATATCAACTATTAGATACTTTAAAAGGAATAAATGAAGTTCAGTTAAGTACAATTGTTGCTAAAATTATGAATAGTAATAGAAGTAATTTAAGTTTACTAGGATTAAAAAGATCTTTAGAACAAAATACAACTGAATCTCGTAACATTATATACTAATGGCAAAATATGCACAAGGAAAATATACATTAAAAAATCCTGAAAAATACGTAGGCGGAAGAAATCCAACTTATAGGTCAAGTTGGGAATTTGCTTTTATGCGTTTTTGTGACATGAATGAAAATGTTAGTAAATGGGCAAGTGAAGCAGTAAAAATTCCATATAGAAATCCGTTTACAGGAAAGTACACAATTTACGTGCCTGATTTTTTTATTGTTTACGAAGATAAAAAAGGTAAACAAAATGTTGAATTAATTGAAATAAAACCTGCAAATCAAACATTTAAAGAAAATCTAGGACGTAATAAAAATAATCAAGCACACTATGTTTTAAATCAGGCAAAATGGGCAGCCGCTAATGCATGGTGTAAACAGCAGGGTATAAAATTTAGAGTAATAAATGAGGGAGATATTTTTCACACAGGACGTAAAAAATGAAATTAAAATGCTGGTATTTACAAAACGGAATTTACATGGATCATACTATACAAGGTTATCGAGTGCTACCATGTTGTCAATACCAACACACAGAAGAATTTGCGGCTGTTGATCATCCCTCAAAAATACATGAACATAAGTTCATAAAAAATATTAAAAAAGAATTTAAGCAAGGCATAAAACATAAAGGCTGTGACATATGTTGGAAAAACGAAAAAATATTAGGACATTCCATGAGATTAAGAATGCCCGATCAAGCAAGAAATACTAAAAAAGATTTCAAACCCAAAGGTCAATTTGAAAATTGGGATTTAAGACCTAGTAACATATGTAATATAAAGTGTGTTATGTGCCAGCCTTATTGTAGTTCTAAATGGTATGAAGATGCTGATATATGGCAAAAATACAACGGTGGAATTAACATTGTAGAAAGTTTAAGAAATAAACCTGAATTTGATTGGGATTATGTAAAAGAAAATGCTCCTAATAATGCATACTCCATATATATTGCAGGCGGTGAGCCTTTGTATGATAAAAAAGTTTTTGATTTTATTGAATATCTATCTAACTTTAAATGGAATTTAAAAAATACCAATTTAAGATTTAATACCAATGGAATAAGTTACACAGATAAATGGGATAGTGTATTAAGCAAATTTGAAAATGTATATTTTATAGTTAGTATGGATGGTTTAAATGAAGTTGACGAATACATAAGATTTCCTACTAACTTTAATGAAAAAATAAAACAAATTAACATTTTTCAAAAAAAGAAAAATTATCAATATGCTGTGAATACTACCATAAGCGCATTGAATTTTCCTGTTGTTCAAAAGCAAATTAGAAAATATTATCATTGTATAGGATTAAACACTTTGGTACAACCTCATTTTTTACACATCAATAGCTTAAAGCCAGATGTAGTTTACAAAATGAAAAAAGATAAAAAAATTAATAATCCATACATTGCTGATTTAATTAAAAATCACAAATATTCTCCTAAAGGTAACGATACTTTAAAAAAGTATCTTTCAGATTTAGATCAAAAAAGAGGAACAGATAGTAAAAGAGTTTTACCATGGTGTTGGGAGTAGATAAATAATAGTAGTATTTAATGGACTATTATTATGACAAAAAAATTAGAAGACTTGCTTAATCTGCCTGATAACAAAGAAACAAAAGAAACTTCTGTAGAAAACGTTCCTTCTAACGAAGATACATTTAGAGATATAGCCGAGCTAGACAAAATTAATTCTGCATTACCTGCTGTAAAAGGTTTAGGTGAAATGGCAGATAAAGAATTAAACGAAGTTGCAGACAAAGCAATGCAAGCATACGAAGATCTAATGGATTTAGGTATGAATGTTGAAAGCAGATATAGCGGTCGTGTTTTTGAGGTTGCCGGCGGAATGCTTAAAACATCTCTAGATGCAAAGACTGCTAAACTAGATAAAAAATTAAAAATGATTGAGCTACAAC